TACGACGTCTTCTTCGAGGAGAAGGTCATCGAGCCATGGGACTCTCAGTGGGTTGCGCTGCGCAGCTATCATCTCGAAGAGGATGTGAAGAAGGCGTACCCACAGTACGCCGATGAGATCGATTCCACCCAAAGCGCCAGCGATGACTACTCGCTCGATAGCGAGCTTCATACGGTGCCGGATGACCGTGTGGAGTTGATGGAGGTCTACTGGCGAGACGGTCGTCACGCCATCCTTTCGGGCAACCTCTACCTCTACAAGGGCACCTGGAAGACCAAGACCTTCCCCGTGGAGATCATCCGCTACACCGAGGTCCCGGGGCGCTTGTGGGGCATCGGCCTGATGCAGCCACTGCTGGACCTTCAGCGCCTCTACAACGAACAGCGCACCCAGGTGGTTCACAACGTCAAGCTGATGGGCAACCCCAAGTGGGCCATCCCGAAGACTGCGGGCATCAACGCCTCGGCTTTGACCAATCGACCCGGTGAGAAGATTTACTTCAACCCAGCCGGCGGCGCTCCTCAGCAGATTCAGCCAGTTCCGCTTCCTGGCTACGTGCTCGACAGCATCACGCGAACACAGGCAGAGATGCACGACGTGGCCGGCATCCACTCGGTGAGCCTCGGTAAGCGCGCCGTAGGCGTGAGTTCCGGTAAGGCCATGCAGGTCCTCAGCGAGCGCGACACGTCTCAGCTCCAGGAGACTCAAAGCAACATCGAGAAGGCCATCCGGTCCCTGGCCAAGGTGGTCTTGGAGTTGATGAAGGAGCACTACGCAGAGCCAAAGATGGTTCGGATGCTCGACCAGACCGGCAAGGTCATGTACCGGGCCATCAGCAACACCAGCATCGTGGACGATCCTGAGATCTTCATCGAGGCCGGCAGCGCGTTCCGTCAGGACGCGCGGGACAGAGACCAGTACGTGCTGGACCTCCTCCAGGCAGGCCTCATCACGCCTGAGATGGCGATGAAGGAGATCTCCTTCCGTACGGGCAATGCGTTTGTTACCGAGAAGGTCGCAGCCATGTCCCACGCCAAGAAGCTGCTCGAAGCCACCAAGCGTGGGTTCGAGGTGGAGGTCTTCCTCTCCGACGACATCGCGTCGATGCTCAAGGTCTTCTCCGACTTCGTCCACACTGACGAGTTCTACGGGCTTCCAGAGGAAAGACAGCTCTACATCAGAGACGTGGTTGTTGCCCTCAGCAACCCGCAAGCAAACGACATGGAGTTCCAGCAGGCCGAATCCATGCAGAAGGTCTTCCCAAGGCAGCCCGGCCCCGGCAGCAACCTGAACCAGCAGATGGCCAACCTTGTGGCGGCTGGCTCTGGCGCTGCCCAGGGTCAGATGGCCGAGGAGTCTCTCGGAAGGGCCGGACAAGTCCAAGCGCTTGAGAGCGCGCAGTCCGCCCAGGCGGCTGGGCAGGAGGCACTCATCAGTCCCGTCTTCGGAGGTCTCGGATGACGCCAGCAGAGGTCGCTACCAAGTTCAGGCTCTACATCGATGAGCCCGACCAGACGTTCGTCTCGGATGCGGACGTTGAGATCTTCCTCGATGACGGTTATCGCGAGTTCAGAAACCTCGTGTGCGACATCAACCCTATGATCTACAACGCGATTCAGGAAGTAACACTGAGCGGCGTGAACTCGTTTGACATGGTCACGGGCACCCCATCGTTCCTCGGCGCGTCGCCCACCGCTACCGCCGGACGCCTTATCAGGCTCAACGAGTTCAATCAGGTCAATACCGATGGGGACATCACTGTGCGGTTTTCAGGCCTCACCAACCCCACGTCCCTGGATGTGGTTGGGTCGAGTTACTACCTGGCCGGAACGAAGCTCATGTTCAGCAGGAAGCTCACCGGCACCTTCCAGGTGAACTACGTGCCAGAGGGCGACATCACCTGGACGGGCACGCCAACCACCTATCTCGACGACCTCACGTCCTTCCACGACCTCATTCCGCTCCTCGCGTATCGCCAGTACGCCATCATTGATGGTGCAGAGAGCGAGCCCTTGCTTCGCCAAGCGGCCAACCGGTTCGCCAAGTTCAAAGAATACTTGCAGGCCAGGGCCCACGATGGTGGCGATTACGTCCAGCATGTGTCCTGGCTGGGGCGCTAATGGCGACTCCGGGCAACGAAGTCCAGCTGCTTGATGCAGGCATCCAGGCGAACGCACCCAGCAAGGGGTCGTTCGCTCTGAACATGCTGTTTCATAACAACTCCTGGCAAGTGCGTCGCGGGTTCGGACAGGTTACCCAGTTCGACACCCAGATGGCGTCCCCTCTCGCTGGTGCTGCCACTGAGTGGGGCTTCAAGAAGCATCTCGGAAGCCACCTCATCAAGACCAACTTCGGCAACCTCCAGATGCTCAGCATCTTCCTCGCTGACGTAAACACATCTGACACGGGCGGCTCTTTCACCTTCTCTGCGGTCGAGGGCATCTACGTGGTCAGCATCTATGACCTCACGACCAACGAGCGATTCGAGGTGCCGCTCTACACCCACACCAACGAGACGGCGGTATCGGCGAGCTTCAACGACTCCGTGCCGGTGACCGTTGGGTCGCGCACAACCACCCAGGTGAACCTCGATGGTGTCGAGGGCATCAATCCGCAGTACCAGACAACCACAAACGCATCGTACGCTGCGTGGCTCAAGGCGAAGGACGAGTTCTTCTACTTCGAGGAGTTCAACGATGTCCTGTATTTCGGGAACTCGATAGCGGGGGCGTGGGCCTACATTCCGGCGTCGTTCAATGGACTGCGCACCACCACAGTCGATGAGAATAACTATCATGAGTCAGCGCTGGCTTATGGTGAGTCGAGTATGATCACGCCCGTGGTCTTGAGCCCTGGCATCAACCCAGAATCATTCGATTACGTGCGAACCTCCGACATGGCCAACCCGGTGGATGCGGCAGTGGTGCAGAACCGGCTCGTCTATGCCTCAGGCAAGACGCTCTTTTGGAATGACCCCGGATTCGCCAACGCCATCACCGGCAACAACGTCATGGATGTTCCCTCAGAGGAGCTGATTACATGCATCGCGGAGTTGAACTCGAACCTCATCATCTTCACAAAGAACGAGATGTGGCTCTACCAACCGTCCATGGGAGACATTGTTGTCGATGGGCGGCTGACCAGGGTGAGCGACACGGTGGGGTGCGTGGGTTCGAGCGCTGTGGCCAAGGTGGACGGAAGCCTTGTGTGGGTAGACACGGGCGGCGTTTACACTACGTCCAATGGCATCAGCATGAGCCGTCTTTCGGGGGAGATACTCCCCTTCTTTACCCGGCAGGGGATGAGCAACCCGCTTACATCCTACTTCGTCTCGACGCCCCGCTTTGGCCACACGACGCTCAGCGGAGAGCAGCCGATGACCACCCTTCGATTCGACTCGGAGGGGGTCAAGTGCATCTACGTGGCGGCGATGAAGCTGCTCGCTATCTCGATCCCGAAGCTCAGCGGGGCCCTCGTCCTGACGAACGGAAAGTGGTCGTGGTGGACATTTGAGTCAAGCGTTGCGGACGATGGCGCGGGCACCGCCGTTGTCGGCGTGACGCAGAACGTCCCATCACCATGGGTCCTCGGCTATCAGGACGACTTCTTCGTCATCGCCGGCCCTGACGTCCAAGCGCTTATTGATGATGCCGTGTCCGGCGGCGGCGGGGCGCTCAACGCCGACACCACCGACAGGTCGTTCTTCATCCTGGAGTACGGACGAGGGGGTGCGATCGATCGAAGCATCACCGACGAAGACGACAGGAGAATCACCGGGGTCGGCATTCGACACGGACCAGCCGGGACGGACTCTCTGGTGGGCTCTGCCGCCGGGGGGTTCTACCTGCACGACCCGATCAAGGTGCCCGACGGATACACCTTCCCCGTTGGGGGTGAAATCGCCATACCGGGAAGGGACTACATCCTGGTTCCCATCTCCATCGTCTTGCCGCAAGACGTGTGGGACTTCACGGCCGGTGAGGGGGTTGACCAGATAGCTATAGGGTTGGGCTTTGACGCCGGCCGGTGGCAGCCGGTCTATAATGGGGTGTACACTAGTACGATTGAGTTAATGCTCCCCCCGGAGCGCCTTGCCAGCGCCCGCGACGTTGCAGGCACCGACCCGTGGACGATCGCAACCTACAGTGCTTATGACCCCACGGCGGGGTCCTTTGCTCTTAGGTTTGGCGTTCCTAGCCAGTCTGGTGGTTATCTTGCGGTGTGGTGGGACGGCCAACACGGCAGCCACTATCACAATCCGCACATGAACCTGACTGAAGGACGCCACAACCTCCTCATCTACTTGCCGTTCAAGCGCGTAGCCGCCCGGTTGGCCGACGACACCAGCGGCATGGGCTGGTCTGTCCTCAGCGCCACCGCCGGCACTGAGGCCTGGCTTGATGACAATGCTAATGGGATCTTGCGTCGCATCAGCCTCTTTGAGTTCAAGCGGTGGTCTCTCGGCAGTGGCTCTGTGCGGAAGGAGGACTCCGTGGCTCAGCCGGTCGACTGGGCCTACAAGTCCACCAACGTGGGGCTCGAAGAGGGCAAAGAGCTGAAGATGCGGGGTGTCTGGACCAACCTGCTGAGTCATGGCTCTGGCACCGACAAACTCAACGCGGCGTGGCCGTATGGCCTCTTCAACACCCTCGTCGGCAGCGACCGCAAGGAATGGATATCTCAGATCATAGACCTCTCACCGACACAAGCGGCCGTTGAGCAGCAGGACGAGACCTCTCCATTCGCCAGCACCAGCACGCTCCGCACCAGAGTTCAGCAGTCTGACGGCACCCTCGCCGACAAGGTCTTCCAGACCGGTGGCACAGACATCACCTGGGGCGACACCGGCAGCCAGGCCACAGGTAACCTCCTCATCGGTGACGAGGACACGAGTGAAATCTCAGTCAGCATGTCGGCCAAGGGTCAAAGCTTCAGCGTCATGCACTTTGGGTTCATCATGAACCGCGCTGAGCGACTCATGATGGAGGGCATCAAGGCCATTGTTAGGGTTGTTGGCGGTCGTCGAAGGAGGGGCAGGTAATGGCCTCTACTGGCATCTACGACCGGCTGTTGAGGCCGAAGAGCACACCGGAAGAGGAGTCTGATCAGGTTCAGTCCGACCAGGTCTCGGATCGAATCTCTCAGCTGGGGCTCTTGACCAAGGGGAGCGCGCTCAATGAAGAGCGCCTGACGGGAAACATCTACAACCTGGCACAGGGCGAGTACGGCGCATTCGACCATACGGCGGACCATGGCACCATCCACGGCACCGTCACAGGGGCCGTCTTCAACAAGCGCTGTCGGATTGCGGCCCCTGCTGTCATTACGGGCGTTACCTTCACTGACGATG